CTATAAAGAATATCCGGCTGTTTTCAAATTCGCGTAAAGATTGCTCAGCGACGCCTGAATGTTTGAAATATCAGTTTTTAAATTGTTGAGCATGGTTTGTTCATTGATCGCATACGTGGAATTTGCGGTCTGAGTGGTGACCAGATTTTGGATTCCATGCGTCAATGCCGCGCACTGCGGGGGAAACCATGTATACACCTGATACCATATGTTGTTGGCGTTTGAATTGGTGGACGTGATGCTCGAATACTGCGGTAAACCCGCCACCAATCCCCACACGTATTGGCCTGTTGTCAGCGCATTGCGGCCCAGCGTCCCGTAGGTTTGTTCCCAATTGTTGGTGATCCAGCAGTTTTCCACGTTCGGCAGGAACGCTGGATTCAAGCTGCTGAGTGGAAAGCTGTAGCCGAAGTTGCTGCCGCTGGCGAATTGCCCCTGCACGATCCGCCCATAGTACACGCCGCCATACGAAGCCTGATATGTGCCGGTCACTTTCGCGATCACGGGCATGATCGGCCAGGTTTCGATGTACACAATCGTGCGCGGTGTGGTTTCAGACGTGAAGCCCATGACCCGCCCGACCGCGTAGATCATGTCCGCCGTATTGCCCCAGAGGATGTGGCTCCCGCCGACATTCGGCTCCATCAGATTGATGACCAAGGCGTTTTTGACCAACGTCTGGTTGGAATTGGTCAGCGGCTCTGGACCGTCTGTCGCCGACTGGTTCGTTTGCGCCTGCAATTGAAAATTGTTCGACGTGTTGCCCGTGCTGTTGCCGTAGAGAATGGAGCCCTGGTATCGCCCGCCCCCGGTTTCGGCTCCGATGATTGCCACCAATACCAACTCCGCCGGGGATAACCGCAGACCGATTGTGCTGCCGCTGCCCCCGCTGGTCATGAACAGCGGCGGCATCACCGCCATCCGATCCAGACGTTCGATGTCCTCGACGATGCGGTTGTACAACTCCGGCGAAATCGCGACGCCGTCGCCTTCGCTGATGTTGGCTCGAGGATACGGTTTCAAAATTGCTCCTCACTGCAAGAGTGGACTGAGATCGGCCAGCGGATAGAGCGGGCTGCTGTCGGAGATGCGGGTGACCTGCTGAAGCGTTCCGACCGTGCCGGAGCTTTTGGCCGTGGCTTGAATGAGATTGTTCCATCCCGACGGGAGGTAAAGGAATTTATAGGTCATGTCCCAGTTTTCGGCGCCGAGGGTGGTCAGTCGCCGATCGGCATGGGCGCCGTCGAAGAGCACCGTGCCCGCGGCGCCTCCCAGGATCGCCGATGAGTTCACGCAACCCGCCAGGCTCTGAACCAGCGACGACGGCAGCACGGCCAGGTTCTTTCTCGTCTGCACGATCGTGACGATGCCGATGCGCAGCGGCGGACTGTCCTGCGGAGCCAGCGGCGTGCCGTCGGGGAACTGATACGTCGGCGCGCTCTGCGGCAGGCTCGTGGTATGCGTCGCATAATCCAGCGACATCGTCCCCGTCGTCACGCCCTCAATATAATCCAGGCTCTTGTACGTGATCCGCAGGCGAGCGTACTTGTAGCCCACCAACCCATTGGGCCCCACCGTCAATCCGTTTTCACCAGGAAGTCCTTCAACATGAATCGAATCGAACGGAAGGAACGGCGCATCGGGATAGACCTGCGAGACGGTGTAATAGTAGTAGGCTCCGACCTGCACGCCGCCGCCGCGGATTTGATTGATGATCGTGACGCGGTCTTCCCAAGCGCAGAGCACCGTGCGCATGGCCGTGCTATTGCCGGTGCGGACGAAGTTTTCCTCCGTCCCCTCGTCCCACACCTGCACGCCGAGGAACGTGATCGCCGTGGTTGAATCGAGCGCCATGGTTTAATCCTTCACAAGCACAAGCGTTTTTGAATTGGACAATGCCTTGTCGAGCTTCGTGGTCGTGGCGTCGAGTTTCCTGACCGCGTCGGAGAGATTCGATGCACCGCCGACATCGTGCTGCCGCGCGGCATCCGCATCAAAGTTGGCCAGTGATTGCGCGCTAATCTGCTCAAACTGTTTGACAGGTTCGGTATCGTTTGGATCTATCTTTCGCTCTTCGGCATTGAGGGCCGATTCCAATGCCGCACGAGCCGCCCCCTGTGTATCGCCGGCGCCGAGTCGCTTGAGGACGTCCAATTGCTCGTTGCCGGTCTGCATCTCGTCATACCGAGCGCGGTATAGATTATAGATTTCAGCGGTGTGAATGGATTCGGCATCACGCTCGAGATGTTCTGCGTACGCATTCGCCTCCGCCTGGCTCTTGAATCCCTGGGTATAGAACGCTTTGTTGTTCGCGATGCTATCGGCGGCGGCAACTGCCTGGGTATACGCCGCATCTATGGCTTCCCGTTGTCGCTGGAAGGCTGACTTGTTTTCATCGGCAACCGCGGAGTCCATTTGGGCCTGCAATTGCTGGAGCTGCTGCCGCGTTTTTTGCGCATCTGACCCCGCCGCGAATTTGACATCACCAGCGTGAGCGTAGTCCTCCGCTCCGGTTATCGTGTCCATCTTCGACTGGTAGGAGGGCTCCAGCCCCAGTTGGCCGAAGAATCTGTTAATAAGTCCTCTAATCCCCTGGTAGTCGCGGTCAATTTTATTGCGCTTATATTCTGCGAACTGCTGATCATCCCTGATGTCGGTCCTGTCAAAATAACCAGCGTTCTGAATTTCATCGGCAAATTGGTCAAGCGGACCTCTTGCGGACTCCATCGCCTCGAGCAGTTCCGAAATCATAGCTGTTCACCAACTAATTGATAAACTTGGGGCTGCTGATATCTTGATTCTTGTTGAGCCGGAGGGCCGATGAACCTACGCCGTAGATGGCTTGCGCTCTTTCTCATTTCGGCCGGCGTTTCTATCGCCGCGATAATAGGAATCGTCGCCTGGGCCGGTTCGGGCGATCCTCGCTCCGAATTGCGACGCGACGCTGCCGACGACCTCGTCCACCAAGTCCTTCCGTGGATGATTCTCATCGGGATCGTCGGAGTAGTTCTTGCGATCCTTAAATTCGCCATCAGAGTGTTGCAGGCAATCGAAACGCGCCAACCAGCTGTCGTCGCGAGCCCAGGGCCGCGAGGATTTCCCGTGGTGGCTGATGCCGCTGTCGAAGTGTCCTCCGCCGACGGCCCCGGCCAGTATCGCATCCAGGGCGTTCACAAAGAGACCAAATTGGACATCTCCAAATATGTCCAGGCCGACAGCGCCGCCAACGCCATGGTTAAGGCCGAGTTGGATGGCATTGTCGTAACTTCGGTGAAGAAGGTTCCCACTTAGATTCACGCGTCCGCGCCTACATATCGCCGCAGTCCACTCAATACCGATCTAGCGTTTGGCCGTTTCCCATCGAATTCCGCGGCAACCATCGCAACCAAATCGTCGGCGGGGATTCGAAGCAGATCAATTGGCAGACATAGCCGACGATGGGCAATCCGCGAGAAGATTTCATCCTGCCTCGCCGAGATGATTTCCGTTTCCGGATCCTTGGTCGCGTCAGGCTCGATCGCCAGCGCATGCATCAATTGCGGCCAGGTCAGTTCCGCCGCTTGGGCATAACTCAAGCCCCCGCCGCGCGGGCCGCGGCCGGTGAGACGCCTGAAGATTCCCCGCCAGTCGATTGCGCGGCTTTCTCCGCCGGGGCCGCGCTCGCCGGCGGGGGCGCGGCTTTTTTTCCCGGCTTGTATCCCCATAACGACCAGATCGCCCCCACCTTCGCCGCATATTCGCCTTCGCATAGAAGCTGCGATGCCTCCGGCAATGTCAGCTTCGGATGCTTGATCCGCAGCAGCAGCCACGCCAAAAACGGAGCCGCCGACATCGACAGCGCCCATTGGTCGAACGCCAGCGACCCGTAACTGAACGGATGGCCGCGCAGATTGTCCACGGCCCGCTGATGCATCGCATCGCGCACCGCCGCGGGCAGCGCCGCCGCGGATTTCGCGATGCCGCGCAGATATTGGGCCGCCGCCTCCTCTTCCGCCTCGGCGAATTCGATCAGCCGCGGCGGAGAAAGCGTGTGGCCGGGAAACACCGACGCATCGCCCAGGCCCACCAAGTCCTTCAGATCGCTCATGCCTCACCTCATGAAACCGGCGTATAGCTGCCATTGCCCTTGGCGGTGAATCGCGTGGTGATCTTGCCGTCCACTTTCAGGCTCTGCGGCGTCGAATCCACCACCAGCGACGAAAACGTCCACGCCAGCCCATCCAACACCCCCGCCGCCGATTCGTGCAGGCACAGCTTGACGTTGGTAAGCGTCGTGCCCGGCTGGATGGAATACGGCGTTTGGAATGGGTTGTTGCCAAAATCAAAATCCATTTCGATCGCCACGCTGCAGTCCTTAAACGTGGCTTCGCGCAGAACGTATCCCCCGCTCTTGCTGTTCCGGAATTCAACAAGCTGAGCGGTTGGCTGCACGTTCCAGCTTGTAATGGATAGCTCGTTCGTGCCGAGCGCGGCGGTGCCGAAAGATCCAGAATGGAAAACTGAGGCGGCCATGAAAGACTCCTGTGACTGATAATGTTTTTAGGGATTCGCCCGCTCACGCCGAGCGGCCGAGAATGGTGAGCTTGCCCGGCACGTTCGTGCCGGAGGCGACGGAAATCTGCAGGGTGTCGCTCGCGGCGGCGACAACGGAATAGCCGGGGTTGGGGTTCGTCACCAGGAAGGCGCCTCCGTTGGCCTGGGCCGTCCCCTGATCGGTCTCCAGCACGGGATGCGTCCCGCCGCCGACGGTGAAGTCCTGGCCGGCCGTACTGCTATCGTTTTCAACCAATACGCTCGTGACGTGAACCATGGCCAACGCGTTGCCCAACGGATCGACGGCCGATGAAAGATTAACCGTCAGCGGCGAGCCCGCGCTCACGGTAAACGGCTCGGAAAAACAACGGTCCACGTTCCCGGCGGAGTTGCCGGCTCCCAAGGCGATATTCGGCTGATGGCTCACCTGAGACGTAACCACTGCCGGCGCCGCGCCGGCCGTGAGCTGGCATTTCAATTGGATGCTGACCTGCGGATTGGAAAGAGTTGTGGACATCGAACGGTCTCCAAAAAGTCTAGCCGCCGCGGCCTCGCGGCGTCTCCGTGTCCTCGCGGCGTTCCCCCGCCATCCATCAGCACAATGAAACAAGCCGTTCGCGCGCGAGATACATGCTGACCCGAATGCTCAGCACGCTGACCCATCGCTGCGTGCCTCGCCGCCATTGCTTCTGGCCCACAGCGTCGTCATCGCCTTGCGTGATTTCCCACTCGCGAATCAAGCCCTCAAGCCCCAGCGATGGACCCGCCTTGGCCAGGGCGATCAAGGTCTGGAACTTCAACTGATTGACCGGCCTGACCCGAAGCGAGTCGTGCGTGGCGATGAGTTGATAGCTCTGGTCCATTTCCGTCATCCGGCTGCTGGCGCCAAAGGGCTTGAGCTTGAATCCACCCTGCAGCAGGATGACCTCCGGCACATCCGCGGGCTGGAGTTGCAATTTGAACCGCTCGAACGAGTCGGCGGTCATATCAACCACGTTGCCCGGCTTGACCATCGACGCCCAGCCGGCATCGGCCCGAAGCGAGCCCAGGATGGCTTGAGACGTTTGCGTGAAGGGGTCGATCATGGGATTGAATTGCAAGGGGCGAACCCCGATCCTCGAACCTCTCTACGTTTAGCCGCCTCGGCCTCGAGGCGGCATTCCAAAAGAGGTTCGAGACTCGCGGATGATTAGAACTTCACGGTCGCGACGAAGACGGCGCTGGGAATCTTCAGCACGGGCAGAAACGTGTCCCCATAAACAATCTTCGCCGTGGGAGGATCGGCGCTGGCCATGCCATACGCGAACATGCCGGCTCGCGCTTCCATGCTGGAGACCACGGCCGGCTCCGCCGCCGTGATGATTCCCGCCTTGGTCGGAACCGGATAGGTCCCTTCCAAAAATCCGATCCAGGCCGTGCTCGGTTCCGGCGTGAAGACAACCTGGTCATCGCCAACCAGTGTTTGGCGATTGCCGTTCTGATCGTAAAAGAAGCTCTGGTACGCCTTGTGCCAGGTCACGCCGAGCAAGGGATTGGGAATGTCCGCCGTCGCGATGTACTGCGGGCCGAAGGCATCGGGTCCGTAGCTGTCGCGGAAGAAATAATTACCCAGATTGCTGTTGCTGGTCAGGTAACCGGGAACGTTCTTGCCATAGAACGCGTGCTTGAGTTCATATCCCGTCAATTCCACGGCCGCCTGGTGCAACGCCCGGATCTGCGTGTCGATCGCGGTCGTCGTGGTTGACCACGGCGCGCTGAGGATCGGGTTGCCCGTGCCGAATACATCGAGCTGATTCTGATTCCCGGCCGGAACCGTATAGTCCACGGTTGTCTGCGCGCCCGTGGAACTCGGCAGAAGGTTCCCCTGGTTGTCGTAATAGATCTGGGTCTTGAACAGCATCGACGTCAGCGCGCTGATGCGCAAATTGTCCTGCGTCCACCGCGCCTCGCGGATTTGCCGGCTCACCTCGTCGATGCCGAGCTTTTGCTTGGCCAGCTCGTTGTAGTTCAGAAGGTTGATGTAATCCTTCACCGGCAGCACGATGTTCTCGATGCTGTGCAGCAGCTTGACCGACTTGACGCCGATCTCGCGTAGCTGGCGGTTCTTCGACGGCGCCCCGTACGGCGAGATCGTCGCGTTCGTGCGCGAGCCGCTGAACACCTTGTATTCGCCGGTGTCCCCGTCCACGGTCTGATCGACCTGGAAGAACGCCTGCGGAAACGGATTGGGAATGCCGCTGACCGTGCTCTGAATGATCCCACAGAGATTCGGGGCGCCGAGTATGTCGTTGATGGAAACGTAAGCCATGATGGAGGTCCTTGAAAATGCGAATTGTTTTGAAATTCGAAATTTGAGATTTGAAATCTGAAATCTGAAAATTGAGATTCAGATTTCGTCTTTCCCTATCCCGTGATGTCATCCAGGAAGGAGACGCCCGGGCAGATGGCCCGCAGCGACGCCTTCACGTACGCCTTCAGACTTGGATCCGAAGGATAGTTGACGATCATGCCGGTATTGATCGTTCCGCCGCCGGCCAGCAGCGTTCCGCAGAAAACGTCCACGCGGTTGGTGTGTGTTTGGTCGACGATCTGCAGACCATCGGTCTCGCACAGGAGCGTGAGGATCGTTTCGCTGCCGTCGGTCGGCTGGATCAGCGAACCGCTGACCGCCGCCGCCGAAAGCGCCGTGCACGTGATGACGCCAGTGGTGGCATTCACGGCCGAATAGGTGACGACCTGCGTCGCGACCGTCCCCGCTGTCGCGGGAGGGCCCGTCAGCTTGAAGGTGCCGGATGCACCGATGCGGCGTACGATTTCCGCCGCCGTGTTCACGTCGGTGCTCACCGATGTCGCCGCGCTCGCCGCCGCCGCCGCGCTCAACCCGAGAATGCTGTTGGCATATTTCCCGGTTGCCGTGACTCGCCCCATCGGCATTCCCGCCCACAGCAGCCACGTGTACGGCGCATTGAGCGGATTGCTGGAATTCGTGCCGTCCACCGTCACCGGCGGCGCCCAAAACTGCGCAAACTCCCGGCCGGAATAAAACACTTCGCGCGGCTGAGACGTATAATTGCCCACCACGCCTGGTTTGCCTTGCGGAATCGAAAACATTGTGGTCCTTTCCAAGAAAATGAATTGTCGTTTGCGGAAAACGTGAACTGCACACCGGCTCCTACCCCGACACGCTCGCGATCTTTGTCATGTATTGGCGAAGCTCCTCAATCGGCGAAGACTCTTCCCCAGGAACATGCCTCGCCATCGCTTGCAGGCCCGTCCTTTCGCCAAGTTCGATCGGATTGTTGTCGAGGAGAATTTCCCCTACCGCCAGTGCGAGGGAGCGATCGCCGCTGGCGTTGGCCGTGCGTGACAGAGCGATCACGTTTGCCCGCCCCTCGCTGCTTTCGACGAGCGTCGCCACCAGCCTGTCACGAGCGGAAGGTGACAACGACCCCCGCGCCACCGCGGCATCGAATTTCGCAGTCGCCGATTCAACCAGCGCGGCCTGAGCCTCCGGCGGCATCACCGGCGGCAACCGCGCCGAGAGTTGTAAAATCTGCTCCCGAGCCGACGACAGCTCCGTCTGCAAATCCTCTGAACTGTCTTCCGTGGAATCGGTTTGGTTCGGCGGTTGCAGCCACTGAATGATTCGCGCCACACCGCTTTCGGCCTCAAAGTCGTCGCCGATCAGGCTGCGGAGCGTTTGAAGTTGCTCGGCCGTACACGGCAAAGCCAGTTCGTCCTGGTCATCATTCTCATCCGAGGATTCCGCCACTAAAACGAGTTCCGGCGATTCCTCGTCGTTTGCGGAGTCGTCGCCTTCCGCTTCGGAGTCGTCGCCTTCCGATTCTGCTTCGACAAACTGATCCTGATCGGGCACGACCGGAACCGGCGTCAGCGCCAGATGCACGATCGCCTCCCCCCACTGCCGGGCCTGGCCATCGGTGAAATCCGGGTCGATGCCGACCGAGACGAGATTTCGCGCCGCCGTCAGGGCCGCGTCGTCCCCTATGAACTGGCACAAACCCAGTAGCCGATCATCATCCAGCTTGAATCCCTTGACGTACCCGACCACGTCGCGCGCCGAGTCGGAGTGATCGCAGTTGATGGGAATGGCGACCCCCGCCGCCAACATCTTCTGACCCGCCTCGGCCCAGCGGCCAAGGCGGTCGCGATCCACCGACAAAGAAAAATTTCGCGCCGGATGGACATACCTTCCGGTGTGGATCATGTCCTTCCAGAAATACGTCGCGGGCTGACCGGCAACCTCCGCCGGCAAATCGTCGGCTGGAGTTACCGGGGCATCGGGCGAAAGAACCGACGCGTGCAACTTGAATGGTGTCGTGAGTTGATTCATAAGTTTTGGATTGATTGGGAATGTTGAGCCGGCACATCACTGCGCCGCGCGCGGGACCGAGAGTTGATCGAGCAAAGAGTCCCCGTCGATCTTCGAGGTCACTTCGCCGGCGCCGCGAGCCAGCAGCGCGCTCAGCACGCCCCGCAGAACGCCCAGCGAATCGGCTTCGATCGGCGCAGGCTCGATCGCCACCGCCCCACGAGCCTGCTGGCCAAAATTCAGAATCAGCAGTTCGTTCACGACGTCCCGGCTGACGGCATCCGCGATATCGCGATCGATCAGTTCGCAGTCCAGCGTGCCGGTGTCCGTGTGCGTTTCAGCATCGGCCTTGCTCCCATGCCGGGATTCAAGCCCCGCCCGCTCGGGCCTGAGCCAGCCCCGGAAAATCAAGGCGTCGTAATACTCCAGCACCACCTTCATCCCCGGAGCGTGATCGGCTCCCTGGACTTCGAGCGTCGAAAGCTGCCACGGGCTTTTACCCGCCAGTTCGTACGCCAGGCGCGGATCATTCGCCGACGCAAATCCGTTGGGGAACATCACACTGCGCCCGGAGGAGACCGCATCGAGCACTTGTTGCCCGAGCCATTGATTCGGTCGCTCCGCGCCGGCCGAATCGCGGCTCGTGCCTTCCGGGTAATGCAACTGCACCACGATCCCCGAAACTTTCTTCATGTACTGCGCAAGTCGCAGGCGAATCTGCTCGCTCTCGGACCACGCTTGCCGGATGTTCTCGTGACGCGATCGGCCGTATGGATTGCCCGCCTCCCCGTCGTAGGTGTAGAGGAAATATTTTTCGGCGGTCAAAGCGACGGGCTCGGCGCCCGGCGGATGATTCAGCAGTCCGGCTGGATTGCCGTGATCGTCCACCAGGATATCCGTGCAATCGCACAGCAGCGGCTTGAGCCGCCGCAGAATTCGGCGGCCGTCCTGGATTTGCCAGATCTTCTCAAAACCCGCCCATCCGAATTCCAGCGCCCGCAGCGCATCTCGCACGATGCCTTGCCGCAGCGGACCGAGGACCTGCTGCACAAACTCCAGGCATTCATCCGGCACGTCCTGGCGGCACTTTTTGAACCGCCAGGTATTGGCCACAATCGGCGCCGCCACGATGCCGCGCACCAGCGCATTGGTCGGATGCGAGGAAATCTGCCGGTAGGTCAGATAGGTCCCGGACGCCGCGGGCAGGAACCCGACCAGCGCCGCCGCGCTGGAACTCGGAATTCCGGCGATCGTGGCGCTCAACATTTGCCGCGTCGTGGCCTCGCCGACTTGCGCCTCGACTGAAATAGTGGAGCTTTCTGTCATGCTCATGGTTCCCGTTGCAATTTTGAAAACCCGATCTGGCCCGCGGACGCCGGAGTCGGCAGCGCAATGGAGTATTCCCAGTCGATGAAATACCGCAGCCACGCCAAGGCATGCTGTTCTTCGATATTCCCGGGCCAAACGGCGCTTCGCAGGTCCTGGATCAGACGGGTACATCCCGGATCGATCGACAGCCGAGTCAGACCGTCAGCCGACCGAAGCATCGCCCGCACGGCGTTGATCGTATCTTTGACCGCGGGGTTGGAGCGTGGCACCTTTAACCGCGGCGACAGGTTGTGCAGCCGGCGAAGCACGATGGCCCAATCCGATTTTCCGCTCGTGCTGTCACGGGCCCAACCGGTGGCATCACCGTAAATTGCGACGTCCTTCAAATTCCAGGCGCGGTCGCCCGCCCTTTCCAAGAATGCGTCGCACGCCAAATCCGTGTCGGTATCGGGAAGCGACAGCTCGTCGATCACCCGCACCTCGGCCCCGTCATGCTGAATCACCCCGCTGCACATCGGGTCGATGTTGAAATCCAGCGACCAGCAGATGCGCAGGCACGGATCGTATGCCGTCGGCTTCACGTGAACGACCGGGTCGAAATTGGCGAACGCCCTGCCCCGAGCGATGACGAATTTGCCTAGATATTCCTGCTCAAAAATGAGCGGGTCGAGACGCCGGCGGGCGGATTCCATCTCCTCAGCCGGTAGAATTTCCGCAGACGGCCAACTGAAACAGGCCCATTCCGGCTCGGCGCCGCTCTGCGCGACCAGCGCCAAATTCTCGTAATCCATCTGCCCCGGTGAATCCATGTCCGGCACGCCGATCAGCCACGCCCATCCGCGACGATCCGCCAATGCCGGACGAACGTGGGCATCCCAAATCTTCGGGCGGCAGTTTGCCAACTCGTCGATCACGCATCCGTCCCATGGGCTGCCTTCGATGCGCTGCGGCACGTCCAGCCCGTGAACCCATAGCTGCGCGCCCCGCGTGGTCACGATGCGCAGATCCCTTTCACTGATCGATCCGGTCCACCGGCGCGGAACCAGCGATTTCAGATCCTCCCAAAAGATGCGCTTGGCCTGGTCATGCGTCGGCGCCGCGGCGAAATATCGCCCCGGCTGGCCATGCCAGGTCTTGCGGAACAGGTGCTCCACCAGCCGCCGCTTGGCAAGTTCCGTCTTCCCGCTGCGCCGGCCGGCGGGAACGATTTTGAATCGCGTTTGATCGCGCCAAAGGCGAATCTGCTCCCCGTGCCGACGCAGCTCAACCCACCTTGGCGTCCAGTTGTGGTTCGGGCCAATCGTTGTCGGTCGCGGGCGTCTGCGTCTGTCCAAGTTCATGCCTTCCCAATGGAGATAACATGCTGGCATTTCCTTCGACGGCGACCGCCGTTTGCCTATTGCGCAAGGAAATCCTCCGTTGTGCCCGCGCGTGGACCGGCCTGTCGGCAAACTCCCGCGCCGATTCCAAATTTCGCCGCGATGTGGCCGCGCGCCTCGCCAACGTATTCAAAACTCGCGGTCAACCGCCTGCTGCTGAGCGTCTTGTCGAACGCGGCCATTCGATTGCTACTTCGATGGCCGGGGCGGATTCGCGAGGGCGATCGGCTCATGCGCCAGTGCGGCGACCTCGCCCGGTGATGGATCATCGCCGGATGGCTGGTCACGCTCCTGTATGGCTTTCCAGTGGCCGCAAACAGCGATGCGACAAATTCACTCATGGCATTGCCGATTCCCACGCCCTGAAAATCCGGCAGGCAAACGCAGCGATGCTCGCGCCAGCCCGATCGAACCGGATGGGGAAACGGCAAAACAGCCACGAACGCCGCCGGCCGCTCCTCGACCAATCCCATGAAACATTGGGCCGATGGATGAAGCTTTCCACTCAAATAGTGATGACGGCCGAATAATTTCCACGCCGACGTATGGCAGCGCACGATTTCCAGGTCGATTTGCGGTCGCCGAAGCAACCCCCGTGACAGCGACCCGTCGGCCATATCCAAAACCCAATCCGGCTCCAGCCAGGGAAGCACATCGTAATGGCACGTCACCGCGATGAACCTGCGGCCCATACGGCGCACCGCCCGGCTGATCGCGCTCGAGCCGATCCGTGCCACCGTACGATCCACAACGCTGGTGAATTCATCGACTACGGCACAGTTAACCCCCGGTGACTCACCGGGGGCTAATTCCGCCAGCGTCCGAGCCACGCTGACTCGGAACTGCTCGCCGTTGCTGAGAAGTTGAAACGGCCGCATCCAGGCGGGCGGCGAACTAAAGCCCACGCTTCCCAACAACTGCGTAATCTCTCGAGCGCCCATGTTCGCCGGAAAGCCGTCCAGAATGCTCTGATCGGAGGGCCAATCCCAATGCTGAACCATCCAATCGCCGAAGGCCTGTCTCGCAACCGTTGTTTTGCCCGAGCCGCTCGGCCCGACGATCACGCCGATGCTCCAGGCATCCTGCAGCGAGGGGAGTTCGACCGTGAAGGACGAGCGAGATCCAGACCCCACCGGCAGATCAAACATCCCGGCCACCTGTCGGACGCGAAAGCTGTCGCGCAACGGGCACTCGACTACAGCGTGAACAGTCGGCATGAATATCCCTCGGCCGTCAGTCGCTCGAACAACTGCTTCTGCCCGCCTTCGTCGCGACACTCGACAACGACTTCAAACAACGCGTCAATATCAGATGCCGCTTCAACACCTTCCTCCGGGTCATCGACGAACTTTTGCAATTCGTCGTCTGTAAACCCAACATCGCCCAGTTCCCCGCCGGAGAGAAGGCTGCTCAGGGTCGTCGCGTCCCATTCAGCCAATTCGGCCGAGCGATTGTCCGCAATGGCGTAGGCCGCCAGTTCCGTCGCCGGAAGATCGGAACGGACGATCTTGATGTGCGACCAGCCGAGCGTCCTGGCCGCGGCAAGTTGGCCGTTGCCGGCACGCACGACTCCGCGCGAATCGACGACGATCGGCTTTTGCTGACCGAACCGCCGCAAACTCGCGACGATCGCATCGAGGTTTCGCGCCCCGTGCTTGCGCGCGTTGGCCGGGTCCGGACTGAGGCTGTCAATGGCCACGGTTTCGACGGTCATTTTTGAATTGTCCCCGTGGCCTAGTACCCCACCGGCGCCGTCGCGGCCGGCCAGCGGCGCGCGGCATTGAGCTTTTCGTTGCCCCGATACCGAAGCATTTCCGCCTCCACCTGCGACTGCAACTGCGAGATGCGATCGCCCTCGGAGCCATCGTCACGCAGCCCGCGCGATTGATACAACCAAGCCCCGGCAATCACCGCCGCCCATCGCGTAACCAAGGCCGCATCCGTCCCGATCGGGGCAAGCGGCGTGACGTAGTTCCCGAAATTCGCGAACGCGCTGATGATCTTGCCGTCGGCAAAATCCAGCGCCTGTTGAATGCGCGACACGTCCGCGGTGGTTTGCGAATTATCCAACTGCGACCAGACGCGCACGTTGTCGATGCCAAACTGAGATTCGACATCGCTCTGAGCGGCGTAGCGTCCAGAGGCTGAGCCGGCGCTGATGGGGGTCGCGGTAACAGGCATGGGTCGTCCCTTTCATTCACCTAAACCGAAAACGCAGCCGACACATCCGGCCCGTCGGCGCCGATTTTCGTGAAGACGGCGACGTACGTCCCGCTTTGAACGTAGGCCGGCGACAGCCAGCGGCCGTCCGGACCCGTCGCCGCGGCAGCCTGGACAAGATCGGGCTGCGATGGCCAATTCGTCGCCAGGTAAATCAGCACCTGAGCCCCTTCAACGCCATTGCCGCTGCTGTCGACGTATCGGAGATTGTCGGCTCCGCCGGTGTTGTGATTGATCGCAATCGGACCTCCGCCGGCGCCGACGTCTCCCGCATTTACGCTCGGCAATCCGCCATTCAGCGAGACGGCCGTGCCGTTCCACTGGGTGACGTTCACATTCACGTTGCCGCCGTTCATCGCGACACTCGCCGCGCTTGCGGCGTTGGAGGCCAGCGGAAACGACTCCGCCGTGCCGGTCCAGTAGATCGTTCCGCCGATCATGCCGCTAGCCTGATCGGTGGATGCGGGAGAGCTGCCGGATTGCTGCCTGAACAGCACGTGATACGCCCCGGCCGTCGTGATCGCGGCCGGAAAATCCCCCTCGTAGATGCCAGTGGTGGATTGCTCCGTGGCGCCATTGGCGTAATGCGCCCAATCTCCAGCCAGCGGCGGCTCGAAGACCCCGCTATCCGTACGCCACGCCTGGCCCGCGGCATCCAGGATGACGGCATATACCGTCGCCCCGGAGATGAATGGTGTTTTGAGTTCTTTGCTCATTTGATTTAGCCCCCGGTGACTCACCGGGGGTTATATGCAAAAATTCACGACGCCGGCGCTTCGATCAGCTCGCCGTCGGCGGCGTCAGCGTGATCGTGCCGTCGGCATTGGCGGTGATCGTCCATCCGGCCGGCACGGGGTTCGGCGTCGTTCCCGTGACGCTGCCGATCAATCCGCAGAGCAGCGATGAAAGTTGAAACAGGCTGGCCGCGTTCGTCCCAAACGCCGCCACCACCTGCTGGGGCGTGGCGTTGGGATTGTTCCAGACCAGATTCGTTCCAGCCTGCAGAATCGATTGCAGGGAGTTATATACCCGCTGAATTTGGTTCCAGAATTGCGCGGTCTGGGCCGCAAGGGGAATCGGGGCCGCTTGAGTGATCGCCGAAGCGAGGTTTGACATATTTTTCCTTTTCCTTTCGATCAATGGGCCTGGCTGATGTCGGCGCCAACGTCATAGGTGATCGAGCCGCCGCCCGTGGAGAGAATTGTTTTCACGGTGATAGTTGTGCCCCCATACACGCGAATCTTCACATCAGGGAACAGATACGCTCCCACCGCGCTAAGAGTTCCCGCCGTCGCCCCCATGGGGACCAGAACGATTGTCCTGTTGGCGCTGGCTTCGTCGGTGTAGGTAACTTCGACTTCCAAAACGTCCGTCGCGATGGCGGTGATGGTGACGTAAGCGCCAATCTTAAAAGTTCCCGTGCTGGGCGGGGCATAGCTCACGACCGAAGAAACCGCGGCGGTTTTTCCAGTTAAATCCGCTTGTGTGGCCGGAGCGAACCCCAATCCCGGGAATAAGCCCGTCCGGGAAACCGTCCAGGTGTTCGCCCCGCCGTTGGTCCCCGACAGGCTCAATTGAGCGCCTGTTGAGGTCCCAGAGATGTCCGGAACGATGGCAAGATCGGTGGTGGCTGCGCTGCCGGAAAGCGTGTATCCCGGATTTATGGTTGAAAAAACAAAGCTCCCGGTGGAAACCGACTGGGGTTCGATGTACGAGGTCAGGAACGTGGTTACAGCGTTAGAGACGTTGCCGTTCCCGTCCCCAGTGGTAGAAGCGTTGCCGTCGTAATAGAACCCGATATTGGGGGGGAAGGTGAAGCCGGTGTAATAGCTTTCCCCGATGATTTGACATGCGGGAGTGCCGTCGGGCGCGCAAAATTGCAGAGTGCCCTCCGAGGCTGCAACGATGTTCGAGACCCCGGTCAAATTATGGCCGCCGAGACTGATCGAGCCGACCATCGTTCCGCCGGACAGCGGCAGGGTGGGAACTCCGGGCGAGCAAGCAATCAAAATCCATTCGGAATTGCCTGCGTCGTATCGAAAGGTCAGATAGAGGCTTGCTCCAGGCGCAATGGCCGGGATCAGCCAACCGCCGGCATTGTATCCGGAAGCGAGCGACAGCGTCATCGCCGTGGAGGCAGCGTTACTATTTCCAATTCGAAGCGTGATCTCCGTCAGATCGATGACCGGATTATAGATCGGATTCCAGGACGGCGCATTGATCGTCAACGTGTTCGAACTAAGCGTGGCGGCATCAATGGCGACTTCATTGAATTTCGCGAGGGCCGGAGTCGCGGCGCTGGAGGCAATCGCCGGACTGGATGCGCTTTGAGGGACCTCGGAGATGGAGATACCGCCGGAAAGAATCGCGACGAATGTATTGCCCTCGTCCACCTGCGCCGCATTCGGGGATATAAAAGCTTGCGACAGATTTGGGGTATTCTGAACAAATCGGCAACCCTTCACCTCGGTGTTTATTTGAATGAACACTCCGTTGTTGGGGGCGGTTGACGCATCGGTGACTTTGAATTCCGTATCCTCGCAATAGCCGCTGATATTCCCTGTGCCACCTCCCGTCAGGCATCTAAGCGTACCGGACGTGCCGTTATATACGGGCAGGAGATGACAGCGCAGAAATGTAAAATTAAAAGAACCCCCTGCATTCACAACGTGCTGCACGGTATCGTAGAACGACGTGAACCAGCAATCTTCGCAGGTGTAGGTCGTCGAACCGATGGCCAATGCTCCATAGCTTAGGTAAAGGCTGTCAACGTTGCCGATCGCGCGAATCCTCCTAAGATAAAACAGGGTCGAAGTCTGTGTGCTTCCTCTGATGGCTTGCGCCTGAAATCCGATGGGAGGAATGTTTTGGCCGGTCGCCGAATTGATCGTCAAATCGGAAACGACCGTCCCCGTTCCGACAATGACGCATGGACCTTGACCGTTGGAGCCCGTGCAGGTCAACGTCGTAATATCCATCCCCGATCCGACGAGGCTCACACCATTGGGGCAAACGACCTGGGCAACGTTGTAATTTCCCGGCCCGACGACGACGCATTGCCCCAAGGTCGCCACCGAGAGCGCATGGGTTATCGTTTGGTATGGCCCGAGGTCCGTTCCATTGCCTTTCAGATCGCTGCCGTTGGTCCCGTCCACATAGATCGCCTGGGCGGCGGTGAAGCTGGATTTGACGAAGTTCCCGGTGGTATCCACGAAACTGTAATCAATGCCGTCGCGAAACGATGCGATGTATTTTTTGCCGGTGGTGCTGCCGTTGAAGGATGCGCCGAGTACGGTTCCAATCGCGGTGACAGATCCTGAAAGCGAAAAGGTTGAAAGGATCTCCGCCCCATCGATTGTTCCCGAGCTTCCCGTCGCCGTCGCATTGAGCAGAAAGGTCTTGCTGTCAATGGTGAGATTTCCGCCGCCATCCCCGTAGAGATCGCCGATGCCGTCGATGCTCGTCCCAACATTGGCGGCAAGGGTGAATTCGCCGTCTACGGTAAGTCCTTCTTCATTCACCGTGGCCACCACGTTACCGAGGTCGTCGAGAAGACTCAGTGCTCGGTCCGAGCCAGTGTTGATGATTTGGATGCGGGGATTCCCTGTGTTGTCTTTGATGTTGGCGATGTAATCGAGATCGTTGCCGCCGAGGCTGAGCGCCCCGGTCAGGGTCCCGCCGGAAAGGGGAAGAAATTGTCCGATGTATTCACCCAACATTATTGGTTCACCTGAAATCCCGCCTGAATCCAATTGACCACGGCCGCCGGGTCAAGGTTCGCATTCCAGTTGCCGCTCCACTGATTGTCCATCGCGCTCAGCAACGTCGGGCCATTTGTCACGCCTAGAATTCCGAGACTCTTTGCATAACTGCTAGCCGTGCGCGTCGGGTCAACATAATTCGGGACGGTCCCGGTCACGCCGGCCACCCCTATGACGCCGGGCAAATAGCAGCCGGAATATGTGATCGTCGCGGCGGGCGGTGGATCGAGGTCAACCGCGTTCGGCCCGCTTACGCCCGGCGTCGAGTTCCACTCGAACCAGTTGTGGACCATCACACCGTTCAGCGTGGCCGCCGTCGCCAGGGTCACGAGCTGCTTAGCCGGATCCTGGACGTGAACGCCAACGGCAAACCCGCTGTTGATGGCATCGTTGGCCTTGTTGATGACGGTGACGTTGGTCATGCCGCCGGTCGGACAGCAATCCAGGAAGACTCCCCACCCTCGCGAGGCCCCGGCGTTTCCGGGCACGAGAGACAGAGCGGAGCCGGCCACCTCATTATCGAATTCTCCTCCGCCGCCATCCACCACCACGTTGTTGAAAAGAGACTGGTAAACGCCAAGGTAGCCGGCGATCGGGTTGGCCAGGAACAGGCAAGAGTCGCATAATCCGCCGGCATCACCCTCCAACCCCTCGGAGTCGGCGCGGGCGAACAGATCGTTGACGTACCGATGCTGCGGATCGGTTGTCTCCGCCGCCGGGTTGATCGCCGTGTACCAGTCGTGTTCGCGGCCTTGGGGATCGTTCTTGGGAGCGGCGGTCGCGTTCCAGCCGTTGTTGTCGAACAGGCTGTCAACCACCAGAAGGTCGTGAACGTGGTAATCGTAGCAGCCAAAGAAGACACCGTAATTGAACGCGCAAACGCAACGCCGCACGATGACGGTGTTCATCGCATAGGCCTGAGCGCTCTCGATGTCGATCATCTTCTGAAAGAATCGCCCACGGCAATCTTCGATGAGGATGTGATCGCTAGCCGCCCCCCATGATTGATCGACCATGGTGATGCAGCCGGTCTGGCTGGTGTTGCCTTTGTTGTACGTCGGCGATGATGGATCGCGCTGATCGGCGTAAAAGTCCAGGCCATCCAATATGACGTAGTGAATCGGCGCGCCCCAGGCATGCGTGGCGCTCGGAGCGCCGGCGATGCCGATGCCGTTCAGGAGCACCGGCCGGGGCAGCGAGTGGTCGAGAAACCCCTTGGGGCCAATACGGCTGATGATGAACGGATGAGCCGCCCTTCCCGTCGCGCCGCAGACGTTGTTGTCCACGACTGAAGCCGAGTAGACCCCCCCATCCCGGAACAGGATACAGATCGAGCCGTTGGCCACGGCTGCGTTCTGCGCGCTGGTGAAATCGCCGTAATCGCTCGCCAAATGACCTGGTGTGGCAGGCAAGCTGATAATGCAGGCGTTGGCCGGGATATATGACGTCAGATCGACGAATCCATTGCCATCCTTCGGGAAGCTCGCCAGCCAATCGTCAGAGGCATACGTCTGGCCGGGCATCACCGGCAACGATTTAGCCCCCGGTGATTCACCGGGGGTTAACTGTGTTGTCGGCGGCACAACCACGATCGGAGCGGGAGCGGATTGCGTCGTGCCTGCCGTAAATCGCGTGGTGGCCGTTGCCACAACGTTCCCATTGCTGTCGGTAACGTTGCTTTGGATGATGTACGTTTGCGCCAGGGCGCGCGCGACGAATGAAATCGCAATGATCGTCAGCAGGAACCGCGGCATTGCGGAGGGCTCGCCCTTCCGCGCCGAGGGCTTGTCCATCCGACGGACGACAGGTTTCAT